AACTTTAGTAGGATTGCATCATGACACAAAATAAATTAAAAAGAATAAAATTATACATTTTGTTATATTGGAATACTTTTTTAAGTCATTTTCAACGTAGAGAAAAAACTGATGTATTTATTTACGAGGATAAAAGTGAAGTGGAACAAAACACCGATAAGAAAGATTAGTTTATCAATAACTAATTTTTGTAATGCAGGTTGTCCTCAATGCGACAGAATTAATCCAAACGGTTGTGGAACTGCTGAATGGGTACCACTTGTACAGTGGTCATTAGAAGATTTTAAAAAAGCATTTCCAAAAGAAACATTAGAAAAATTAGATGAAGTTCAATTTTGTGGAACTTGGGGTGATCCACTTATGCTCAAAGATTTATATCCCATATGTGAATATATTATTGATGAGAGTAATTGTAGAATAGAAATCACAACAAATGGTTCTATTAGGGATGAAGATTATTATTGGCAACTTGGTATATTGTGTGGCAAAAGATTAAAAATGTATTTTGATATTGATGGTGTAGATCAAGATATGCATAGTCATTATCGCAGAAAAACTAATTTAGAAAAAACATTAAAGAATATGAAAACATTATCTGAAACATGGTCAACACCAATGGCACAAACAGTTGTTTTTGAACATAATCGACCACATCTTAAAGAGATTGAAAATCTTGCAAAGGACAATGGTGCAAAATATTGGCGTCATTTTGATTCTAATAGATTTTTTGAAAGTGATAATTTTGAATTTATTGATGAGAATGGAAAGAAGCAGGTATTAAGAAAATGAGTAAGTGTATTAGTTGTGAATGGAAAAATAATGAAGTTGTTATTGTTAACCCAGACGGACAAGTGTTTCCATGTTGTTATTTAAGTAATCTTGCTTACAAGTATGATATAACTAAAGATGATAGATTATATAAAACTGAAAATGAAAACAAAAATAAACACATCATGAAAGAATATATGGAAAATAAAAATGAGTATAATATTTTTAATAAACCATTAGATCAAATATTGAAATCAAAATGGTTCGATGAAACTCTTCCTAAATCATGGGAAAATTATGATGATGCTTATTACAAATGTAAAAGAAAATGTACGATAGAAAAAGATGATTAATGTAGGCGTATCTGAAGGTTTTCATGATGCAGGTGTAACTGTATTAGATGGTCAAGAAATTAAATATGCATCTCACAGTGAAAGATATAGCAGAAAGAAAGGTGATAAATGGATTCATCCAAAACAAATGAAATTAGGTTATCACAACATTGCATATTACGAATCACCATTTTGGAAAAACACTAGAAGATTATATGCAGGTCAATCATTAGAACGGCCAAGAAGAAAATACGATTACTATTTTAAACATCATCAATCACATGCTGCGGCAGGTTATTTTACTGCACCATTTCATGATTGTAATATTATTGTTGTTGACGCAATCGGTGAATGGGATACTGTTACGATATGGGATAATATGAAAAAAATTAAATCATTTAAATATCCATATTCATTAGGATTATTATATTCAGCAATTACGCACAGACTTGGTTTGAAACCAAACGAGGATGAGTATATCACAATGGGAATGGCTGCATATGGCGAACCCAAATATGATTTAGAACATCTTTTATATAAGAACAATCATTGGGGTGTAGGAAATTTACTACCAAATGCACGTGATGAAGATTTGGCTGCATCCGTTCAAAATCTTTATGAAACAAAACTTTTAGAACTATTGAAATACACAACGAAAAATAATTTGATATTAATGGGTGGATGTGCTTTAAATTGTGTTGCAAATAGTAAGATACCAGATCATTATGATATATGGATAATGCCATCGCCAGGTGATGCAGGTTCTTCTCTTGGTGCGGCTGCATTGATCAACAAGGTAAGATTAAATTGGAAACATCCATATCTGGGTCATAATATTAGTAGAACTATAAATCCAAAAGAAGTCGTTAGACATTTATTAGAACACAAATATTGTGGTGTTGCAAATGGACGTGCTGAGTTTGGACCAAGAGCATTAGGAAATCGTTCACTAATTGCTGATCCTAGATATCCTGTAAAAGATACTATCAATCAAATTAAAAGAAGACAAAAGTTTCGTCCTTTTGCACCTATGATATTAGAGGAACACTTTGATGATTATTTTAAAGGTAGAAAGAATAGATATATGCAATTTGTATCGAAAGCATTGCATGATTATGATGCTGTGACTCATGTTGATGGTTCTGCAAGGGTACAAGTCGTAGAAAAGAGAAACCCGTCTGTATGTCGTGCTATTCTAGAAGAATGGTATGAAAAAACAGGATGTCCTATGTTATTAAACACATCTTTGAATATTAAAGGTCAACCTATTGTTAATACAATAGAAGATGCACAAGAATTTGAAAGTAAGTACAAAGTAAAGGTATTTTAATGATTATAGTGGGTGGTTGTAGTTTCACAGATAAGAATATGCCAAAAAGTGCGATACCTAATCCAATGGATTTTAAAATGTGGCCAGAATTATTATCTGAAAAATTAAATACAGATGTCATTAATACTGCGAAATGTGGTAGTGGTAATGAAAGAATCTATCATTCTGTCATGAATGAAATATTTAAACATGATGAAAAAAAGATTGATCGTGTAATAATATCATGGACAGAATGGACAAGACAAGATTTTATGGTAGGTAATACATGGAAAAGTATCGTTCCAAAAATAAAAGATATGAAAGATGAACACACAAAAGCAAGATTGTATGATTATGCAAAACTAAATCAATGGTATAATGAATGTTTCAATAACGATTATCCAAACATTGAAAATGTTATTAGAAAAAATCTACATTTTTTTTATTCTATGTATGCTGTTTGCAAACAAAAAAATATTGAACTAAGAATGTTTCAAATGTTAAATTGTATTAATAATTATTATAATAATGAATTTGAATTAGAAGCATTAAAATTTAAGTCTATAAGTGAGATGTTGGATAATAATATTACTCTTGAATTAAATGGTAAAATATTTTATGGATGGCCCGGTATAAAAAGAATAGGAGGGTATACATTAATGGATGTTTTAAAACGAAAAAATCAGTTTATGCCTATTAATCACATTGATGCACATCCAAATGAAAAGTCTCAAAAATATATAATGGAACTTATTTACAATGAAATTTATTAGTGAGATAGATGAACATGTTAATGTAGAAAAATTATTTCAAAAATATAAAAGTAAAAAAATAGTTTGGTTTACATTAGAAGATAGTTTAGAAGTTTTCTTAAATAAAAAAATAGATATTAATATTAAATTAGAAGATGATGAATATCTATTCATATCAAGTTGTCGTGAAATAGATTATATGCAAAGAACTGAAAAAAAGTTAATTGAAAATCTTTGGAAAAATGATATTGATTTAAATAATGTTTTTGTGGTTAATAGTAATCATTTGGGTAATACAGTCAATGTCAAATATATTTATTGGGAATATTTTGAAACTGCTATAAGATCATTACAACATAATGAGATTGATATATCAAAGAAAAAACATGAAAAAAAATTTTTGTGTTTAAATAGAATAACCAGAAAACATAGAGTAGATTTTATGAATGCTATGAAAGACAGAAACTTACTCAATCATTTTAATGCGTCAATATGGAGTGATAATTTAAAATTAAGATATGATACTGATGATCAAAATACTAATTGGTGGTTCAGTGTCAATGAAGAGTTTTCATATGAAAATAGTATGTGGATCGTAACTGAAAGTGTTTTTAATAATGATATAGATTTATCTTTTTTATCAGAAAAGACATTTAAACCAATATTATTAAAAATGCCATTTATTATAATTGGTCAACCATATAGTTTAAAAAAATTGAAATCTTTAGGATACAAAACATTTTCTCATTTATGGGATGAATCATACGATAATATATTAGATCCACAAAAAAGAATGAATAGAATAGTGGAGTTGGTAGCATATCTATCAACATTAGATTTAAAAAAATTAATTATTGACAATACAGAAATATTAGAATATAATTATAAAAATTTGATTAATAGTAGAGCAGAAAAAAATTTATTAGAAATTATGGAGAAAATATGAAAGTAGCGTTTGTTGGTTTAGGAAAACTCGGTTTTCCTTGTAGTCAAGTTTGTGTTGAAAAAGGTCATGATGTAACAGGATATGATCCTGTCATAACTAAAAATAATTTACATGATGCAATTTTTGATAGAGAGATAGTTTTTGTTGCAGTACCAACACCTCATGATCCTATGTACGGTGGAGAGCAACCAACTAGTCATTTAGATCCAAAAGATTTCGACACAACTATTGTTGAGGATGTATTAACACAATGTAATGAAATAATGAATAAAGATCAATTACTTGTATTAATATCTACTGTCATACCGACTACTAATGATGACAAATTTAAAAAACTTATTACTAATACGAACTACTGTTATAGTCCATTTTTTATAGCTCAAGGAACTGTTGGTTGGGATTTTAAAAATCCAGAAATGTATATAGTTGGTGTAGAAGATTATACAAAATATATTCCACATAAGTTAATTGATTTTTACAAAACGATTGCCGAAAATAATCCAAGAACAGAAATTTGTAATTTTAAAGAAGCAGAATCAATCAAAGTTTTTTATAATACGTATATAACTCAAAAAATTAATTTCGTAAATATGATACAAGATGTTTCAGATAAAATGGGTAATACTGATTCATCATTAATATGTCGTGTACTATCTCAATGTAATATGCGATTAATTAGTGATGCATACATGAAACCTGGGTTAGGTGATGGTGGAAGTTGTCATCCAAGAGATAATATCGCATTAAGTTTTCTTGCAAAAAAGTTAAATATGGAATATGACATGTGGAATGAAACTATGAGGATCAGAGAAAAACAAGCAGAAACACTTGCCCTCAAAATACTAAATAGAGGAAAACGTATTGCATTTACAAGTACAGGATTTAAGGAAGGTCTCGAAAATACAGACGGCAGTTATATTCTACTGATCCAACACTATATTAAGGAAAATGGGGGCGAAATCGTGGATATTGACAACTGCGACATTTTGTGCCAATCCTATCCAAACGATAAAACGCCCGAAAATACTAGGGTTTTTGATATATGGCGAAAATACGGAAAATAACCTAATTAACCCTTGACAACCCTGTGGGTGACCTGTCATTATGAATATAGATGATGAGGAAATACCACAATGACTAAAAAATCAACTATCGCAAGACTTCTCTCTGAAGAGAATATTAACGTTGTTCACAAAAAAGCAGATACTGCTTCATTTAATGTTGAAACAAGAGAGTTAGTTTTACCTATATTCAAAGAAGAAATTAGTAATGATGTTTATGACATGTTTGTTTGTCATGAAGTTGGTCATGCATTATATACACCTATGGATTTATTAGAGAGAGGTGTTCATCAAGGTATTAATCATTCTGTTATCAATGTTTTAGAGGATGCTCGTATTGAGAAAATGTTTCAAAAGAAATACCCTGGTTCAGTAAAAAATTTCAAACAAGGTTACAAAGAATTAGTAGAAGGTGACTTCTTCAAATTAAAAGATAAAGATTTATCTAAATTAAATATTATTGATAAGATTAATATCTTTTACAAAACTGGTCTTATTGGTAATGTAAATGAAGAAGAACAAAAATTTATTGACGAAGTTGATACTTTAAAAAGTGTTGAAGACGTGATATCACTTGCCGCAAGATTATCTCAGTATCACAAAGAACAACAAAAAGATCAAGATGGTGATGATCAACAAGATCAGTCAGGCGATCAAGAACAAGAAGAAACTGGTAGTCAATCTCAATCAGATCAATCAGAGTCAAGTGAAGGTCAAGAACAAGTTCAAAGTTCAGAGGGTTCAGAAGAGTCTGAAGAAAAAATTGATGAGGGTGCATCTGAGTCTGATAGTGGTGAGGAAGAGTCAAAAGATGATTCAAACAATGTAGGATCACAAGGTGCAGGTCTAGGAAATGATGGCGAGCTTAAATCATCTACTGATAAAGCATATCAAGATGCCATGAACAAAAACAATGATACTGATGCAAAAGATAGAATCTATACTCAAACACCTAAAAAATTAAACTTAAATAAATTAATCTATTCTCACAAAGAGATTGCTGACGATTTAATAGAAACATATACAAATAAACATAATGAGGCATTTGATGCTCTAATACATGAAGACTATAAAAAAGTTTTTAATGATAACAAAAAAGTTGTTCAATATATGGTCAAAGAGTTTGAAATGAAAAAGTCTGCTGATCAATACAAAAGAGCATCTACTTCCAAGACTGGTTCTCTTGATATGACTAAATTACACAACTATAAATTTGACGAAGACTTATTTGCAAAAATGACTACTTTGCCTGGAGCGACTAATCATGGTATGATCATGTATCTTGATTGGTCTGGTTCAATGGCAGATAACATGAGATTTACTTTGATACAGTTATTCAATCTAATTTGGTTTTGTCAGAGAGTAAAGATACCTTATCAAGTTCTTGCATTTACAGATCGTATTCATACAAGTTCACTCAATGAGATTCAAGACGAAGTTGTTGGTGATCATAACTTTCAATATTTACGTTTACTTGAATTCTTTTCAAGTGATCAAACAAAACAACAGACTCAAACAATGATGACTAATTTATTAGGTTTCACTAAAGAATGGGTACGTGATACTAATATATATGACCCAAATCATATATTTTCTACTTATGTTCCTAGAAAATACAATCTTGGTGGTACACCATTAAACACTGCTTTATTAACTACATACAGAGTCGTTAAAAGATTTCAAGAGAAACACAAAGTACAAAAATTAAATATGGTTATCCTAACTGATGGTGAGAGTCATCATCATGAAAGTGTATTTTCACAAAGATCAAATTTTTGGAGTAATGGTGACAAAGAACTCAGTAAACAATTAACTTATGGTGATTTTGGTAAAGACTTATATATTCAGTGTTCAGATACTAAAGTTCAAACTAAACTTGAATACTATCATACTGAGTCTTTCTTAAAATTTGTGAGACTTCAGTTACCTAATATTTCAATAACAGGTTTCTATGTATCGGGTACTGGTAAACAAGGTAGAGTACCTCTTAGAGATATTTGTAGAAAATTTGGATTAAGTGAGTATAGTGATAAAGAGAAGATTGTTGCGGTACAAAAAGAATTAAGAGAGAAGAAAGTTGCGATATCAAAAGTCGCTGGATTTGATGAGTATTACATATTACCAAGAGGTCCAAGAGAGACCGATGAAGAACAAGAATTGACATTCAAAAAGGGTGCAAGAGCGGCTGGAATGGCAAGGGAGTTCTTAAAATTTGCTCAGAAAAAGACTTTGAATAGACAATTATTGAATAAATTCATTGAAAAAGTTGCCTAAATTAGGCCTTGACAATATATCAGATTACCTGATATTATATAATTAGATGTTGAAAAAGAGAGGTATATATTATGTTAACACCTAAAAAACAAGAGTTCGTTAATGCGATGTCTAAAGAATATGGCGAAGGTGCCGTAGTCTCTAGATTTGAGATTAATGAGTTCGCATCTAAGAATGGATTTAACAATCCTTCTTGGTTAAAGAAACCACAGTACAAATGTGGTCATGGTAAGTATCAGTTACCTACCGAAGAATCAGAGGTTACTCAAGTTGTGAGTAAACCTATTCAACCTGTTCAGACACCTGAACAGACTTCAATAAATTTAATTGCTAATGCATTCGAAGTTCAAAACTTAATTCCTTCAAAGTTCGAGGGTTTTGTTCCTTGGGGTCATTACAATACTATCAAACAGATTTCTAAATCTGGTATGTTCTACCCAGTATTTGTTACTGGTCTATCTGGTAACGGTAAAACTTTGATGATCGAACAGATTCATGCAGAGTTAAAAAAAGAACTAATCAGAGTTAACATCACTATTGAAACAGACGAAGACGATTTACTCGGTGGTTTCAGACTCGTTAACGGTGAGACAAAGTTTGTACCTGGGCCTGTTATCGATGCAATGGAAAGAGGTTGTACTCTTTTACTTGATGAGTGTGACTTAGGTTCAAATAAACTTATGTGTTTACAACCTGTCTTAGAAGGCAAGGGTGTTTATCTTAAAAAAGTAAACAAGTGGGTGACACCTAAACAAGGATTCAATGTGATGGCGACTGCCAACACTAAAGGTAAAGGTTCTGAAGACGGTAGATTTATCGGAACAAATGTTCTTAACGAAGCATTTCTAGAAAGATTTGCAATCACTATCGAACAACCTTATGCAGACAAAAGAGTCGAGGGAAAGATTGTCATCGGTTCTATGAACAAGTATGGCAAAGTCGATGAGAAGTTTGCAGATAACTTAGTGACTTGGGCAGAGGTTATTAGAAAAACCTTTTACGAAGGTGGAGTTGATGAGATCATCTCTACCAGAAGACTTGATCACGTTGTCAAGGCATATTCAATCTTCAAAGACAAAGTGAAAGCGATTGACCTTTGTGTTGCAAGATTTGATGATGACACCAAAGAGTCATTCTTAAATCTTTATTCAAAGATTGATGCTGGAGTGGATGTATCTGCTCCTGCCGTAGAGAATGAAGTCGAACAAGACGAAGTGGTCGATGAAGAATAAAAAAAAGTTTTGTAGGGGGTGTAGTTCAGTTTGGTTAGAACGCCTGCCTGTCACGCAGGAGGTCGAGGGTTCGAACCCCTTCGCTCCCGCCAAAAAAACTTTGGGGGTTGACTTTTGAAATTTAATTCCCATATAAATATACGGAACATGCCGAAAGGGTGTTCAATATAACTTGCTTAAAAAGGAGAAAACTATGAATGATATTACATTCTTAAACAGGCTTAGGCCTTTCACAATTGGTTTCGATGATGTCTTTAACACTTTCGAAACTTTATCAACATCAAATAATTTCAGTAGCACGTATCCACCATATGATATAGTAAAAATTGATGACTACAAATATAATGTGGAATTAGCGGTTGCTGGATTTAGCAAAAACGATATACAAGTCGATTATGCAGATAATACTCTCACAATCGAAAGTAAAAAAGAAAAAGAAACCGAAGATGAAAACTTTATCCATAAGGGTATTTCTAAACGATACTTTAAAAAATCATTTACAATTGCAGACGATGTGATCGTAAATGGCGCAGGGTTAAAAGATGGTCTTTTAACAATTGAATTAGAAAAGATATTGCCTGAGGGTAAAAAACCTAAGACTATTGAAATTAAATAGTTTTTTTAATAAAGGGGGTTGACAATAACCCCCTTTTTAGTTTATATTATTAACAAGGAGATTTATTATGGCAAAAGTATTTGATTTACAACCTGGCGGTTTAAAGGACGGCGGTCAAGCAACTTTAAACGAAGAGGAATCTAATAAACTTACAACAATTTCAGAAACAAATAAAGAACATGATGATACTAATGCAGGTTTAAAAATAGCACAAAGAAATAAGATTGCCGCTCACTTCATGCGTGTAGAAATACCTGAACCTATTGTCAATGAGATATGGGAAAATAGAGGTGTCATGTTTCAACCCGGCAATGAAGATATCAAAACAAATTTAGCAAACGTATTACACACAATTGCTAAATCATTTATCAAACATAATTATCAACATGATGCGATACCAATTATTGATTTTAATTTATACGAAAATAATACACCACTACAAGATATAACAATCACAGATGGCTCAGTATTTCAAATGAGAATGACTTTTGATGATAAGGGTGAAACAGTATTTCAGTGGGGTGATAAGTATGATGAACACCCATTAAGACCTGATACTTTTGAAAAAGTAAAAAGTGAAAGAGGTATATTACTTGTATATCCAAGTTATGTTAAAATAATTGAAGACAATGTAAAAGATTACATGGAAGTAAACGGAAAGTATATCGCACAAGATAATGAGTGAGTTTACATATAAAGATATTGTAGATAAAAAAGTATATACATACAATGAAGATAAGTATTTAAAAGAATTGCAAGATTATATTTTAGATACTTACAAACAACACTATTCAAAAAATAAGTTTCAATCAACACAATTTATTTTAGACAGTGGGCATGGTGAGGGATTTTGTATTGGTAACATTATGAAATACGCTCAAAGGTTTGGAAAAAAGAATGGTAAGAATAGAAATGACTTGCTTAAAATCTTGCATTATAGTATGATTGCACTATACAATCTTGATATGGAGTTAAATAATGAAACTGAATAGTGGAACTTTAAATGTACTAAAAAACTTCGCAACAATTAATCAGAATCTTATGATTAAAGAAGGTAGTACAATAACAACAATGTCTGCAATGAAAAACATTGTGGCAAAAGCAAGTGTCGAGGAAACCTTTCCAAAACAAATTGCTATTTACGATTTGAATGAATTCTTATCATCAACAAGTTTATTTAAACAACCTGTAATTGATTTTGAAGACAATAATTTATTAATTAAAGAGGAGAATAGTAAAGGTCAAAAATTAAAATACTTTTACTCTGATCCGTCTGTAATTACAACACCAAGTAAAATGATTACAATGCCATCAGTTGATGTTACTTTTGAACTAACAAGTGATGATTTAAATCAACTTAAAAAGGCTGCATCTGTAATACAAGCACCCGATTTAGTATTTGAAAAAAATGATAGTGGTAGTTTTCTTACTGTTAAAGATAAAAAAAATGATACTGCAAATAATTTTTCATTAGAAATAAATCAATCTTCACAAGGCGCTAAGTTTCAATTCTATTTTAAAGTAGAAAACTTGAAACTATTACCTGGTTCTTATGATGTGTCTATCTCATCTAAAAATATAAGTCATTTCAAATCTAAAACAGATAACGTAGAATATTGGATTGCACTTGAACCTGAATCAACTTATGAGGTTTAAGTATGGATACATTTCTGTGGGTTGAGAAGTATCGACCAAAAACTGTTAAAGATTGTATTTTACCTAAGAAACTAAAAGATACATTTCAAGAGTTTGTCAAAGACAAACATATTCCTAATCTAATATTATCAGGTTCTGCTGGAACTGGCAAAACAACGATTGCAAAAGCAATGGTTGAACAGATTGGTTCTACTTGGATGATGATAAACGGATCTGAAGAATCTGGTATTGATGTTCTAAGAACAAAGATAAAAAACTTTGCATCAACTGTATCTCTAGAAGGCGGTAGAAAATATATTATTCTAGATGAGGCAGATTATTTAAATCCACAATCAACACAACCTGCTCTTCGTGGTTTCATGGAAGAGTTTCACAAAAACTGTGGTTTCATTCTTACTTGTAATTACAAAAATAGATTGATTGATCCTTTACAATCAAGATGTTCTAATATTGATTTTACTATAAGGAATGGTGAGAGAGTAAAACTTGCAGATCAATTTTATAAAAGAGTTCTTGATATATTAAAAGATGAAAAGATATCATTCAATCCACCTGCCGTTGCAGAATTAATCACTGCACATTTTCCCGATTGGCGTAGAGTTTTAAATGAGTTACAAAGATATTCGGCTTCTGGTCAAATAGATGCAGGTATTTTAATTAATATTAGTAATGAAAACATAAAAGAGTTGATGTCATTTATCAAGAACAAAGAGTTTACAAATGTTCGTAAATGGATTGTAAATAATCTTGATAATGACTCTAGTAGAATAATCAGATCAATCTATGATTCATTGTATGATACTATTGATCATTCGACAATACCACATGCAGTCGTGATACTTGGTGATTATCAATATAAATCGGCATTTGTTGCTGATCAAGAGATTAATCTTTTAGCATGTATGACTGAACTTATGTCTCAGGTAAAATTTAAATGAACAAAGAATATGAATCAGTAGATAAGTTTGAAAAAACAATTGCAAATTTTTTTGGTGCTCCATATGCAGTCGCCACTGATTGTTGTACGAATGCACTAGAACTCTCTATTAGAATTACAGACTATGCAAATATAAAGATACCTAAACATACTTATGTTTCAGTGCCATATATGATAATAAAAAATGGTTGGAAATATGAATTCACTGATGAAAAATGGATTGGGTATCATCACTTAACTAATAAAGTAATTGATGCGGCTGTTTATTGGAAAAGAAATGGTTATGTGTCAGGCACTTTGATGTGTTTAAGTTTTTTTAAAAGAAAACATTTATCTACAGATAGAGGTGGTATAATTTTATTAGATGATAAAAATAAATACGATGATTTAATTAAATTAGTTTATGATGGTAGAGATAGAAGCGATACACCATACTATGAACAAAAACTTGGTATGGGTTATCATTATTATATGACATCTGATAAAGCAGAGTTAGGACTAAACAATTTTGAAAAAGTAAAAGATAAAAAACCAATAGAAAAAAATTGGGATTGGTATACACCTGTTACAGATTATATGATTTAATATGAAAACACTTTTCTTAGTACAAAGTATTACAGGTTATGGTCATATCAATAGAGTAAAAACATTTTGTGATCATATAAATGATAGTTTAATTTTAACTAAACCAGTATTTGCAAACGATACAGAATTTTTTGATAAATTTCATAATGATATGTTTGTTAAATACATTGAATATAACCCAGACATAATTGTTACTGAAGGATTTCCATTTGGTAGATATAGTTGGCATTCACATTTTAATAAAAGTTTAAATCGTCATAAAGGTATTATGGATATTTTAGATCATGCAAAGGATAAACAAATTTATTCTTTGGAAAGAGATATACCATGGATTAGACCAAGCGAAAATTGGTTTCATAGTGATATTCTTAATGAGTATTACAACGGTATAATTTTTCATACTGATGATAACTTTATAAATCCAAAAGAATTTATTCATAATCAAATCATAGATGTACCTTTAATTAGTTCATCTTATGTTACCAAACCAATTAAATATAATACACACAGAAATGGATATTTAGTATCTGGTGGTGATTGGTATCCACATGTTGAAAAATATTATAATGTTGCACTAGATGTTAAAAATAGAATAGGTGGTGATTGGACTTTCATAGTTGGTGATAAAACATCAAGTAATTTATTAAATAGACTACAAAAAGAAAATGTAAATATTGTTCCAAGACCAGATACAAATGGTTATAGAATTTTACTTGCATCACACGAATTATCAATAAATCAGTTTGGTGCAATGTCATTTATAGATATGAATGTCACACATACACCCACAATCATGATTCCAAATGAATTAACATCAAATGATGTATATGATAATAATGGTGTAATCATTGATAAAGAGGAACACTATAGAGCAAAAAGATATGAAGAGATAGGTGGTGGGAAAGTATTATTAATTGACGATGTTACAATTGATTCATTAACAGATACAATATATAAAGTGATTAATAAAAAACCAATAAGTTTTGATATGAACGGAGCGAAGTTTGTTAGAGAATTTTTCAACAGAGCAGATACAGTCCATTAGAGAATTTGGATCACACATGGATGCAGCTATAAAAGGAGAGTATCATTATCCACACACAATAGTTTTTGTGCCGGGTTTATCTTGTATGTATGAATGCACATTCTGTGGTAGAAACTATGATGCGAAGTTCATAAAAGAGGAAAAACATTATCAAGTTTATAAAGATGTAATTTATCAGAATAAAGGAAGAGCACAAATTAACATTGGGGGTGGACTTGAACCCATGACAAGTCCTTATCTAAATCAAATATGTAAAGATTTATATGATGTGGGTATGAAGTCAAGAATGATAACAAATGGTTTTATGTTGACACAAAACTATATTAAAAAAAATGAATATGTCGTAAACTTAGATTCTTTAAGAATATCCTTATATGGTATTGATGAAGAAGAATATACTGCAACGTCTAGAAATGAAAAAGGTTATAGAATAGTAAAAAATAATTTAAAATTATTAGATAGAAAAGTTAAATTAAATTATGTTGTATTACCAAAGAACGTTGAAAAACTTTTAAAAATTTTAGATTACATTGATGACATAGGTGGAGTAGAAGAACTAAGTTTAAGAGAAGATTTCTCTTTTCAGTATGAGATAAATGATAGAAATAAGTTTCAAGATATCCTAAATGAATTTGATAATGTATCAAAAGAACGTGGTGTTAAAGTTCATTATGGATATGCAATGTACGATTTACTAAGAGGAAGAAAAAGTAAATTAATTAAATGTGATTTTTTACATTTAGACAAAAAACAATCACCACAAACTAAAATATATCTTGATCCAAATGGTGATTTGTATTATTATAGTGAGGCTGCATTTTTAGATAGAGAAGGAAGTGAACGTCACATTTTAGGTAATACTTGGCAATCATCAATAGATGATGCTTTAAAAAATATGAAAGAGATAGAACCAAGTAAAGATGATATAAAGTTTATGGATACTTTAACTCATCTTATAGAATATTATAAATGGAGTGTTCGTAATGTATGAATTGAAAGAATATTTGAACTCTATTAATTATCAAAAAAATAATTTAATGGAAACAGATGATGTTATGTGGGAAAAAAAGTACCCTGCATATATTGTTAATAAGTGTTTATCACCATTCGGTGATACTATTATGTTAGTAAATGAAATGAACAGATTACATCATTTAGATAACAAACTACAATATGATTTCTTACTAAATAGTTTAAGGACTCGTAAGAGATTTGCACCGTGGATGAAGTCAAGCAAATCTAAAGATATAGAGTATGTAAAAGAGTATTATGGTTATAGTAATGAAAAATCAAAGTCTGCTCTAAGCATACTTAACGATGAACAAATAAAAACGATAAAGGAAAAATTGAATAAAGGCGGACAACATGGAAAACGTTAATTTTAACAAAGATGATATGCTTGAAGTTACTCTAAAAGAACCTGATGATTTTTTAAAGGTTAGAGAGACACTATCTAGAATCGGTGTGGCTTCAAGAAAAGAAAAAAAATTATATCAGTCTTGTCATATTCTTCACAAACAAGGTAAGTATTACATAGTACATTTCAAAGAACTATTTGCACTTGATGGTAAAGAAACAAATCTCACAGATAACGATATAGGAAGAAGAAACAGAATTGCTAGTCTATTGAAAGATTGGGGTTTGATTGATGTTACAGGTGAAATACAAAACGTATCACCACTCAGTCAAATCAAAATTATAAGTTTCAAAGAAAAGTCTGAATGGACTTTAGAAACAAAATATAATATTGGAAAGACTAAAGATGAGAACAGTATATGATGAGTGGACACAATTACAAAAAGTAATTATTGGTCGTTCATTTGATTTAAGTAATTTTAATAAAGACTATAAAAACAAACTATTATTTAATTATGATAAAACAATATCTGATAGACATAAACACTTTTCAAACATAGAATACGACGGTAACAGGACTACAACTGAGGGATTATTTGACTTAGTTGAGGGTAATTTTGCAGGTTTAAAAAGAATACATGATGAGACTAATGAGGATTTAGATGTTCTTGCTGATCTATGTAAACAGTTTGGAACTTATGTAGTCAGACCAGATGTAATATATCCAATAGAAACCGAGTGGAGTCATCCTATGCAGGTAAGAGATACTATTGGAAAAATAGGTAATACTGTTTTTGAAGTATATACTTCATCATGGGATAGGATGTATGAAAATCTAAATTGTAGAAACATACTCATAGATGAATTTGAAAAGGGGGCAAGATATATATCTATGCCATTTCCAATTTATGAAAGAAACCCTACAGATATAGTAGATGATGTTGATGTAAAAAATGATATATCAAACAAAGAGATTCAATCTTATGATAATCAAGGACAGATAATTGGTGATACTGCTGCTTTTATGAAGTGTGGAAAACATATTTTTCATACTCATTCAAATCCAAAAACAAAATTAGTTAATCAACATTCTCAAATTAGTATGACTAATAATGGTAGAGAATGGTGGAAAAAAGAGTTTCCACAGCATCAATTTGTAGAGATGAATGCATATGGTCATGTTGACGGAAAGATTTCTATATTAAGACCAGGGTTAGTATTGGCATGGAATAAAAATCACATACCCGATATCATGAAAGATTGGGATGTAATATTAATTGAAAACAAAGCAATATACTCTGGTAAACAAATAAAGGAACTATGTGAGGAAAAAGGTGTTAAAAATTATCCATGGCACCATTTGCTTGGAGTATCGCAAGAAACAAGATTTGATGCTAACTGTTTATCACTAGACGAAAATACAGTGATCACATCTGGTTATGATAAAGAATTAGCAAATAAATTAAAAAAATATAATATTGAAATGATACCTTGGGTTAATCGTTGGAACTTTCTTTGGTCTGGTGGTGCTCATTGTTGTTCAGTAGATTTAGCAAGAGAAGGAAAATTAGTTGACTATTTTTCATAATTATGGTATAATAACTGCATGAGGTTTTATACTAATGTTTCTCAATGGGGAAACAATTTATTATTACGAGAAGTCATTGATGGCAAAAGAGTAAATCGAAAAGTAAAATATTCGCCGACACTTTATTGCCCAGTGATGCGTGAGACTCACTTCAAAACACTTGAAGGTAAATATGTTACACCCATAAAACATCAAACAATGAAAGATGCAAAAGAGTGGGTTGAACAATATAAACAACAACCACATCTTTTGTATGGTAATACACAATACGCATATTCTTTTTTGTATGAAAACTATCCTAATTTAGATTGGTCACTTGAAGAAATACTTATTGCAACTATTGATATTGAGGTTGCATGTGAAAATGGTTTTCCTAATCCACAAGATGCGATTGAACCTTTACTTTCTATTACAATAAAAAATCACTCCAATAAACAAATATTCGTTTGGGGTGTAGGTGAATACAAGACACATAGAAATGACGTTGCATATGTTAAGTGCGATAATGAAAAAGAATTAATTTATGAGTTTTTAAAATTTTGGCAAATGAATCAACCAGATGTTATTACAGGTTGGA